AACTATAAAATAATACAATAAAATGGCTTATGTAAATTTCACATTACCTGCAGGTTTTAATCCCAACCAAGAAAGTTTCGGCGGTAGAGAAAATTTGGAACAAGGTCTTCAAGCAATTGATACTGCTTTATCTGGAGAACTTGGTGTTCAAGGAATTCAAGGTATAACTGGTGGTCAAGGCATTCAAGGTAGACAAGGAACTCAAGGTATCACTGGTTCACAGGGTATCACTGGTTCACAGGGTATCACTGGTTCACAAGGTATTGAGGGTTCACAAGGAACTCAAGGTACACAAGGAACTCAAGGAACTCAAGGAACTGAAGGAACAGGAACTCAAGGTATACAAGGTGTTCAAGGATCTGATGCTACTGTTCAAGGAATTCAAGGTATTGAAGGTTCACAAGGAACTCAAGGTACACAAGGTATTCAAGGAACAGCACCTACAGGTTATACTGGTTCATTTTTGATGTTTGATACATCAACACTTCAAGTTACAGACGGATTAATAACTGGTGTAATTTAATAAAATAAATTATCAAAAATGTCTGATGTAGTTGCGTACACAATTCCAAGTGATCAACTTGTAAAAACACGAGAGATTTATCCATTAAGTTTATGTGATATAAAACGTCATTTACGCTTACATAATGATTTCGTCGACGATGATGATTATCTTGAACATTTGAAAAAATCAGCAACTCAAATGGCTGAAAACTATTTGAATAAAGCTATTTGTAAAACGCTTAATGTATTAAGAATTGATAGTTTTTCTGGAGATTCTGTTAAGATAATGGAGGGAAACTTTTTATCAATAGTAAGTGTACTTAATGCAACTAATGTAGCAGTAGGAACTATACATCAAACATCGGTTAATTATGATTACTTTACGATTGAATGGACAGCACCTATCAGTTCTAATCCATTAACTATAAGGTTTTATACTGGTTTTGAAGAAGATGAAACCCCTGAACTAATTCGTCAGGCAATACTAATTTTGATTTCTAATTTATATGATAGTCAACGTTCAAGTGTAACATGGTCAGGTTACAGTGATAATAAAATTTGGGAATCTTTATTAAATTATTATTTAAGTATACGTTTCTAATATGAATGTAAATGGATTAAATAAAAGAGTTACAATCTATAAATATGATAGATCTGAAAATGCAGCAGGCACTCCTGTAGAACAATTTTTATTTTATAGATATGTATATGCTAATATAAAAGTATTGTCTGGAGGTCTTCAAAATGATACAGCACCAGGTTCTGTAGCAGTATCTCAAATTGAGATTACAATAAGACATGATGAATTAGTAGATTATAATTGTAAACTTGTTTATGATAAAAATTCCTATAGAATAAATTATATTGAAGAAATTGATTCAGGTGGATTTTTAAAATTAAGATGTTATTTGTATAATGAAAATCATCCGGGAAGTTAATGGAAGGTATCACAATTGAAGTAGAAGGTGCAGAACAAATATTAGATGCTTTATCTGCATTAGAAACAAGAAATATTTTAAATATAATTAAATCAATAGAAAGAAAAGATTTAACTGAGAATGTAATAAAACCACTTAGATCAATTTCACCTTATAGTTCAACTACAAATAAAAATATAAGAGTAGTTGCAGATAAAGAAGATAAAACTGGTTTTTTTGCAGGACCAACATCAGATTCATTTTGGATTAGATTTGTTGAAAAAGGTACAGATGTTAGAACAACAAAAAAAGGTTTAAACAAAGGAAAAATAACAGCACATCCTATATTCACAAATTTAATAGAAAATCAAGTTGATGTAGTAATAGATTATTTTAATAAAGATTTTGGTACTGCTGTTAATGAAATATTAGAGAAAAAAATTAAAAAATTAAAGAAATAATGTCATTTGCTACAGATTTACATTATATAATGAAAAATGATTCTTCTTTAAACACATATTGTGTAGGAGGAATTAATTTTGAAAATCTACCAGAAAATTGGGAAATTATAAAAGATTGGATTATATATTCATTTAATAAAGCTTCTCAACAAAATTGTATGAATAGTAGTGAGGTATTTACTACATACAATATAGTGCTTAAAATTGTAGCAACTGACACATTAAAATTAGAAACTATAAATAACTATGTTGTTGATTATTTAAATAATAAAACATATAATGGAATACAAGATATAAATTTTGTTAGTGATATACATACTTTAGATCTTGATAAAAATATTTATATGAATACTTTAAATTTTGACGCAATATACGTATAAAAAATTAGATGAATATATAATAATATAATTAAAATAATAAATTAAATTATGGCAACTCCTTTATTCAGTAAGTTAATTAATATCAAAATCGATTCTTCAACCGTAGCCTGTGCAACAGAGTTTTCTTTATCAATGAATAAAGATATGATAGAGATCGCTTGTTTATCTTCAACAGGTGCAAAAACAACTGTTCCTGATATGTATGGTTGGAGTGTTTCAGGATCTGGATTAGTTTTTAGAACTGTAGGATCAACAGGATATGGTGTATTTAATATGGCAAATTCTTTACTTGCCTCAGATGCATCTGTGTTAGTACAAATTATACCTGATGTTTCATTAAACCAATATTTTTCTGGTGCAGGATATTTCACTTCTCTAACATATGAAGGTGGAGTAGGTGCAGCAATAACATATTCATTTGAAGTAACAGGTGATGGTGTTTTATCAGTACTTACAACTACTTAATTTCTAAAATAAATGTCAATAGTCCAGTATATTACCTATAATGGCAAAAAATATCCAATTCGTATATCTTATTATGCGATTAAAATGTTTCAATTTGATACAAAAAGAGATATATCTGAAATAGATCAGGATATATCTTTACTTGAAGTTTTACTTTGGTATGGATTAATTGCTGGTGCAAAAAGTGCAAATGAATCTTTAGAATTAAAAAGAGATGAAATGGAATTCGTTCTAGATGAATCTATGAATGAATTTAATACAATAATAATGGAATTCTTTCCTTTAGCAACAGATACACTAGTAGAAAATAAAAAAAAATTACAATAGATGAATTAGGAGGATTATGTTTAACTTTATTTAAAATTACTCTTAATGAATTCTATGATTATACACCAGTTGAAATAGATTATGCGTTTAAGTTTTATTACGAAAACGAAGATCAACGATCAAAAATTACTTGGGAACAAACAAGATTAAAAATTTACTATTCATATTTATTTTCACCTTCACAAAAAAGAAAAGTCACTTATATTACATTCAAAAGAGATTATTTGCCATTTAGTTTTGATGAAAAAGATAAAGAAGATAAAGAAGTTATAGACGATAATACATTTAGTGCAATACAAGATTTTTTTAAACAAAAAATAGAAGGACCAAAATAAGTGGTCCTTTTTTAATTTAGATAAATATAAAAATAACAAACTAAGGTTATGGCTACAATTTTAGCAGATATATCATTAAGATTAAGAGCAAATGCCGCTGAGTTAAAAAAAGGTTTAGATGAAGCGAAAGCAAAAGTAGTTGGATTTAAAGGTCAAATATCGACTATGGGAAAATCTTTATCAGGTTCATTTAAAGCTGCAACATCAGAAATTAGTTCATCATTAAATGCAATGACAGGTGGATTAAGTGGAATGTTATCTACTGGTCTAAAAACATTTAAAGGATTAGCAATGGGTATGAAAGGATTAACTGCAGCATTCATTTCAACAGGAATAGGTGCAGTAATTTTAGCAATAACTACTGCAATTGCAGGTTTAGTGGCTGCATTTAAACGAAGTGGTACTGCAAGTGATCAATTAGAAAAAGCAATAGGATTTTTAAAAGGAGTTTTAAATTATTTTTTAGATCTTCTTGTTAAAGTTGGTGAATGGCTAATTAAAGTATTTACAGATCCTAAAACTGCAATAAAAGAATTATGGAATGTTATTAAAGAACAACTTGTTAATAGATTTAATGGAGTTGTACAGATTTTTGTTGCTGGATGGGAAATAATTAAGAACGGTGCAATGGGTGTTGCATATGCAATAAAAGGTATATTTGATAAAGATGCAAGAGAAAAATCAAAACAATATTTTGCAGATATGGCAAAAGGCCTGGGTGATATGGGAAAAGCTGTTGCACAGGTTATTACAGGAAAAACATGGGATGATTTAAAACAAACAGCAAAAGATATAAATGCTTATGGTAAGAAAGGAGTTGCTCTTGCAGATCTTAAAAATCAATTAGTAGAAACAGAATTAAAAACTATAGAAAAAGTAGGTACAGCACAAAGAAAATTAGCTGATTTAATAGAACAATATTCTGAAACAAATAATAAAACAGCTGAAGG